ACCAGGTAAGCGTTTACAACACCGTAAATTAACACATGGTGGATTTGGCTATATTAAAAGTCAAAATGCGAATACTATTAGTCATTCTTTCAATATCTTAAACACTACAGATGTTGTTACCATCACAGATTCGTTATTTTATAGCGCCTACATAAAATACTCAAACTCAACTAAACCAAATATGGGTGATGTTGAACGCATTTTACGTGGAAACGTTTGCGACAAATTGGCCTCTCAATATGCGGCTGTTTTGTTTCAGGTACTTGGAGATCCGAGTGTCTTGACGGCAATTTTAACGCCAGTGCAAATCACCACAGTAACACCTAATGCCGACAACTCTTATTATCCCATAGGGCCATCAACTTTTGATGATGGCAAACCGTCTATGCGGGCGGTTGGTCCCAAATATATGGATGATTGTTTTCATCCTAAGCGTGGCATCAACAGCGATGCTTCAACTGTCAAAGGCAGAATTACTGACGTTACCAACAACAACGCTTCAGTTCCCCCTTTTTACGTACAATGTTTGAATGACTTTGTTTGTATGTTGGTACCTGACTATAAGGTAGGCACCATTATACCAGAGGATTTCGATTATATGTATGAGAAATGGGATCGGCCTGCTCAAAGACGTATGTTGGATGCTGCTAAACATCTATTGTACGAATGCGTACCTAAAGTCAAATCTTTCATGAAATCTGAAGGATATGCCAAGGTGACTCATCCCAGAAATATATCAACTCTCCCGACTGAACATAATTGCCGGTTGGGGCAATTTATTTACCCTTTAAATAAGTTGTTAAAAGAGACAAATTGGTATGCTTTTGGTAAAGAGCCTTCGGATGTGGCTAATCTTGTACAAAATATGGCGGTCAACGCTAAATTTATTGTACCAACTGATGTTAGCAAACTCGACGGCAGTTGCGGTGCATTTCATACTAGCATCGTCCAAGCTGTCGTGAGACGTGCTGTTGCTCCAACCTATCAGAGTGAGGCCATGAGGCTTATTAAAGCTGAACGCTCTATTAATGGGACCACAAAATTTGGTTTAAATTATCATGTCGAAGATAACACTCTCAGTGGAAGCTCACAAACTGCTTTCCGGAATAGTGTCATCTGCGCTTGCTTATGTTATATTTCTCTAAGAATATCTGGCTTCGGACGCCAAACAGCGTGGAAGAAGTTGGGTATTTACGGAGGTGATGATGGCGGTACTCCCGATGTTAACCCTAGAGTCATAACTCGTGTGTTTGCACGCACTGGGTTACATCTAAAGGCCACCACCATTACACCAGGGAATGCATTCCCCTTCTTAGGCCGCTATTACGTTGACCCTTGGACAACAAATACATCTATTGTCGATGTACCAAGGCAATTACGTAAAGTTCACCTCTCTGCTAGTCCTAACACCGTTCCTAATACAGTGGTGTTACGGCGCAAAGCTGCAGGCATTTTGGTCAATGACCCAGACACACCTTTGGTTAGTGACTGGGCAAAAGCCATTTTGCGTGTTGTTAAAGCAGTGTCCAAAGAAGACCGTTATGAGAAATTGACACGTGTTGACACTAGTTTCTGGTCAAATTGCACACAACCATTTCCAACACCACCCCGCGATGTTGCCGTACCATTGGTTAAGGCCATGTTTGACGGCATAGGCGTTGATTTGGATATACAACATTGGTCTAATTTCTTTGATAGAGCTAAAACTATCGAAGATCTAGAACCCAGTGAAGTAATCAGTGCTGACAAGAAATTTGAAATAGACTGCTTGGTTAATGGCGAATACATTCAAGCCAACACACCAGCGGTACCACACCAAGACAAGCTGCGAACAGTTTTGAAAGATACTAAAACTGTCCCGCCCAAAAACGTGAAACATCAAGATAAGCCGCGAACAGTTTTAAAACACACTAAAACTGACGCGCCCAAGAACGTTAGACATGATAGGGTTTCTGACAAGAGTAATAAGACGAATAAAACAACCGCGACAATTGAGCGGCCGAAGTGCAATTTAGTTAAATGCACTAGGCAACGCTGTCGCTTCCGTCATGAATAAGTTATACGTGCGGTTTGGGGCTTTGTTGTTTTAGCCCCTTCGAAATTTACAAATTTAACTAAAATAAAATTCTATAAATTTAAAACTACATCATTAAATTATAATGAAGTCTATAATTAGAACATCAAAACTTCCAGGAGCCAGAACTCGTGCTTCGGTAGATCGAAGCGTCATTGGACGCACTCCTAATGAAGACATGGGTAAATTACCTATGTACTTATCATGCAAGTATAATCCCTTTGAACAGAACAAAACTGGCAAAGGTTATATACCTGATGGTCGTGGCAAGAACGTCTTACTGCGTGATTACAAATCATCTTTTGATTTTGAAGTCACCAAACCATTTGCAGTAAGAGTCGCTCCAACTTATCCTTGCCCGATTCGTGTCTACCAACCAGATGCAGACGCTACTTCTATGAAGATTAACGGCGCATCTGTACCCAAAGAGTGTCTTGTTGTCAATCCAACAGGCTCTCTCCCCGGCAGTGGAACTGACGGGGTTTGGTACTCTGCAGGCAATATGGTGAATTATGTGAATCCTTCAGCGTATGTTGATCAAACACATAATATTTCATCAGGCCGTGCAGTATCCGTAGGGTACAGACTGGTTTACACCGGTAAGGCTGCGGAAGCAAATGGGCTCGTGATAGTTGACTCAGTCCCCGAAAAGATCGATGCTTATATTCCAAGCAACACCAAGAAAATTAATTACATCGATAACGCAGGTACACAAAATGACATACCAGTTGGAACCGCCGATTTAATAGGAGCACCCTGTTTAGTCGTGGATTCCATAACTGGTAAATCCGCTTTTGAGATGTTTCCCGCCGACCAATATGTCGGGAGACCTGAGAACGGAGTTCATGGTGTACTTAAATCGCGTGTACGTGGTACTAACCACGAATACAAACCATGGTGGGAGGCAGGAGCAGTAGCAGTGGCAGATTCACAATTTGATCCACTCATTGCACTAGCCGCTTCACCAGCACTTAACTCCTTAGCTGGAGCAAAGGCTGTTGGTTTGAACTTCTGGGACGATCAACTTGAAGCCATTAACATCCGGATCACCGGAATAGGCTCTTATAGATTAGAAACAGTTTCGTGTTTTGAATTTGAGTATCCACCAAGCTCAGCACTGATTGATTTGACCGTCTCGTCACCACCACCAAACGATGCCGTTTTGAGGATGGACGACTCTATGGCCCATAAAGCTATAGCTCAGCCGTTTTCCCAAGCCATCATGCCTGTGGAACGACCGAGGCCAGTCCAACCAATCGTCTTTAATAACTATGTCACCCAAGGTGGCGGACGCAAACCTAACCCGCGCGCAAAGACTGTTCGCGCAGGTAAGTCTAGACGAGGACGAGATCCCCGCCTTCAGCTCCGTGCCTGATCGACATGGTGTTGATATGGCAACATCATTGTTGGAACAATCTATGCCAAACACAACCATACCCATTGCCAACCTTATTCAGGCAGGTTCTGGGGAAGTGGATGTGCAAAGCTTGGTTGCCGACACATTCAACACTATAAGACACAACACCAATACTTTGCCCTCAGACGGCAACAGGCCCCCAGGCGACACCCAACTTGCATTTGACCAGATGGAGTCTAATCGCATGGGCGCTAGTATTGGTAGAGTTCTTGCACGTTTAACTGTTAAACCAATCTTAGAATCATTGTTACTTAACCCAGATGAAGAGTATGCCAAGCAAAACGAATATCGGCAAGGCAGGCTGGATCTTATCTTTCCCGGCTGAATTCTCCATCTGTTAAATTTCAATTAACCGCCAACTTCTTAAAACAACAACAACACTTCGCTCGTGTATAAATTGTGGGCATATTGTGCAAATAAAACGAAATTTCATTATTGTATTTGAAATAAAATAAAATTAAAATATATTTATATCAATGGAAATAAATCTTAATATTTTCATTGTTCTTATTAGTTTATGTATAACTTATTACATATTACTCTGGTTGTTACGCATTACCAAGATCATTTTGTCTTGTGCTAGCGACCATATCTTGCCTATTTTATGTACTTATATTACTTATAAGTGTTCAGGGCAGCGTACAAATGATCTCCGCCAGGTTTTTAAGGACCTTAGCGTAGACATTGAACACGCTGTGATGCGGAACCATTCGCACCCTGACGCAGCGCGTAATAGATGCAAGGGGAACACTTTTATGGACCACTTTATTATAACTAGTGGTTATAAGGTATTTAGTATTAGTAAATCAATGAGTGAAACCAATAATATTGTTGCAGGTTCACGCTTGTATTACCACGCAAAAGACCTTCAAATGGAACCGTCCTACGTTATGCAACCTAGAGACTCAAATTTCATTTTGAAAGCGACAGATGTGGATTACTATTGCAATTTACCTTATTACTTAAGAGGTAAGCATTTAATGCTTTACACCTTTGTTCCCTCAGCTGCCGCTGGACCAACTGACAACGGCACTTACTGCATTTCCTCCGATGATACTGTCACGACACATATTGATGGTGGCGCTCGCTATAACCACAAATTGTGGGATTTAGAGAGTGATCATTTCGTGGTTGATCATTGGTGGGGCAGTTCCGTCTATTTAACTGAATCTAGAATGATTACAAGTGACCGTCGCGTCATTTTCTTTAATCACATTCGCAATATCTACGGACCTCTTGCTTGGATTATACCAGGTAAGCGTTTACAACACCGTAAATTAACACATGGTGGATTTGGCTATATTAAAAGTCAAAATGCGAATACTATTAGTCATTCTTTCAATATCTTAAACACTACAGATGTTGTTACCAT